TAATAAATGTTAGTAAGTCCTAACAAAGCTGCACCAGCAAAACACCCCCCTTGCCTTTTCAAAAGAATCCTACCCCACGGGGGGTATATAAAAATTACTAGACAAACTTTTTTCTGTCTAGTAACATAACATCATATGCTGCAGCGCAGCAATTTAACTCAACACAATGTTACAGAAAGTGAAACAAAATGTTTATGGACTTTAAATTTTTTGACGAAATGGTAGCTAAGCTAGAAGAGCAACGTAAGGTTGCATTCCAGGCTTGGGAAGATTGGCTTGATGCAGTTGAAAAGCTGAGCAAGGCGAAGTAAAATACCCGCCGGGTGGTAGTAGGGGCCACGGTAAAAACCCCCTCACCAAATTTCATAGTTCTTGCTTTTTTGATTTTGTGTAATATACTACACACAACTTAATTTGATTTACCGGACATGGACGATCAAAATATATACAGCGAGCACGAACTTATTGCGGCCGATAGCCACGTTATTGCCATTAAGCCGGAGCTGCGCATACCACTTCCTCAGGATTTTAAGCCCCAGGAAATCGCCGATATCCACCAGCGGGCCAAAGCATGCTTCAGAACTTATTTATTTTTGGTAGCTAATGGCTTGCAAGAGCCCAACCCGGAAGATCCGAAGGACAGAAATTACATCGAGGAGTGTGCACGAGAGGCTGCACGGCAGTTCACAGGTAGTCCCGTCGCTAAACGACGCCCGTTTGATGCACAAACCACAAAATGGTTGAACGATTTACTCGACAAATACAACAATCAGGTCATTGAAGACGCTGTAAAGCTGCGAACCTACGTAAAAACTCGGCTAATTGAGGAGTCTGATGCGTCAAATCCAGATAGTAAGGCTTCGGATAGGCTAAAAGCGCTGGAAAGTTTGGGTAAATTGAGCGATTTGGGTATGTTTAAAGAGACCGTAGAGGTCAATGTGAACACAAAATCCACTGAGGAGCTCAAAGAAGAGCTGGTTAGAAGGCTCGGACGCTACATGGGTGCGGCGCAAGTGGTCGAATCCCCTACAAAACAGCAAAGACGCAAGATGATTGTCGACCTGAACAAAGCCTTGGGCCGGGACCAGACCGATAATGGATGAAGTCGAACAGGTATACCAGTGGTTTAAGTCTCTAACTCCTGAGGAGCAGACCGACGTACTAGACAGTATGCCCAAACAAGAGCGGGAAGAGCTGCTTGAGATCGTCGACGAGCTAGATACTAGAGATATTCGCAAGGAAGTAAGCGCAGATTTTCTGTCTTTTGTAAAAGAAGTGTGGCCGGACTTCATTGCAGGTAAGCACCACGCATGGATGGCGCAGGCGTTTGAGGAAGTTGCCAGTGGCAAGTGTAAAAGGCTGATTATTAACATGCCGCCACGTCACACAAAGTCAGAGTTTGCCTCATATTTGCTGCCAGCTTGGTTTCTAGGTAAATACCCTAACAAAAAGATTATTCAGACCTCCCACACAGCTGAGTTGGCGGTGGGCTTTGGTAGAAAAGTGAGGAACCTAGTTGATTCTGAAAAATACAAGAGACTATTTCCGACTGTCGAGCTTCAATCTGATAGCAAGGCTGCTGGTCGTTGGAACACTAATTTCGGCGGTGACTATTTTGCTATTGGTGTGGGCGGTGCTGTTACGGGTAAAGGTGCGGACGTGCTCATTATTGACGACCCTCATTCAGAACAAGAGGCAGCGATAGCGGCATTCCAACCGGAAGTGTATGACAAGGTGTATGAGTGGTACACGTCAGGTCCACGTCAGCGTTTGCAACCGGGCGGTGCGATTGTTATCGTTATGACACGTTGGAGCTTGCGTGATTTGACAGCCAGGGTGATTAAGGCTGAGGCGCAACGGGGTGGCGAGGAGTGGAAGGTGGTTACATTCCCAGCGATATTGCCAGATGGCGAGCCGCTTTGGCCGGAGTTCTGGTCGCTCAAGGAATTAACGGACTTAAAAAATGAACTGCCAGCGGGTAAGTGGAACGCCCAGTACATGCAGGAGCCGACTTCGGAGAACAGCGCCATCGTCAAGCGGGAGTGGTGGAAGGAATGGCCCAACGACACACCACCACAATGTGAATTTGTGATTCAAGCATGGGATACGGCGCATGAAAAAAAGAGCGTTAACGATTACAGTGCCTGCACTACATGGGGCGTTTGGTATAACGAGGAAGATGGGAACACGCCAAACCTTATCTTGCTGGATGCCATTAAGGACCGCATGGAGTTTCCAGAACTCAAAAAGAAAGCGTACGAGCACTATATGTACCACCAGCCTGATGCGTTCTTGGTTGAGAAAAAGGCGGCAGGGGCTCCTCTCATCCAGGAGCTTCGGCGTATGGGAATCCCGTGTAGCGAGTATTCGCCGGGCAAGGGCCAGGACAAAATTTCCCGACTTAACTCTGTAGCAGATCTGTTTGCAAGTGGTAAAGTATGGGCACCACCCACAAGGTGGGCCGAGGAGCTAATCGATGAAGTAGCTAGTTTTCCGTCTGGCGAGCATGACGACTTGGTGGATGCGATGACTTTAGCCCTAATGAGATTTAGACAAGGGGGCTTTATTAGGCTAGAATCAGACGAGCCCGACGAGGTTATATATTTTAAGAGCAGCAGGCGAGCTGCATACTATTGAGATCAGGATAAATTATGGCAATTGATAAAGGTCTATATGCAGCCCCACAGGGGATTGAAGGTTTAGGTCAAGCAGACGAAATGGGTCCGGCGCTTGAGATTGAAATTGAAGATCCCGAAGCTGTGCATATTGGCATCGATGGTGAACCGCTACTCGACATTGAGAAGGGCACCGATGAAGATGAGTTTAACAAAAATTTAGCTGAAGAGCTAGATGAAGGTGTATTAGGTATGATCGCCAGTGAGTTGATTGGCGACTTTGATGATGACGTTGCGTCGAGGAAAGATTGGATACAAACTTACACAGATGGCCTAGAGTTGTTGGGTATGAAGATCGAAGAGAGGGCGGAGCCTTGGGAAGGTGCGTGCGGTGTATATCATCCACTGCTCTCCGAAGCACTCGTCAAGTTCCAGTCCGAAACAATGATGTCCACATTCCCAGCTGCTGGTCCTGTAAAAACGCAGATTATTGGGCGGGAGACCCCTGAGAAAAAAGAAGCGGCTCAGCGTGTTCAGGATGACATGAACTACCAGCTGATGGACGTGATGAAAGAATATCGCCCTGAGCATGAGCGCATGTTGTGGGGCCTGGGCCTGTCTGGTAATGCGTTTAAGAAAGTTTACTTTGACCCACATCTGGACCGCCAGGTATCGATATTTGTGCCGGCGGAAGATTTGGTTGTACCTTATGGCGCCTCTGACTTGGAGTCCGCTGAGCGTATTACGCACGTGATGCGTAAGACTGAGAACGAGTTAAAGCGTTTACAAGTAGCGGGGTTCTATCGTGATATTGACCTGGGTACACCAAACAATACGTTGGATGAAGTCGAGAAGAAAATTGCTGAGAAGCTGGGCTTCCGTGCTACTAGCGACAGCCGTTACAAGCTGCTCGAAATGTGCGTCGATCTTGACTTGCCTGGCTACGAAAACAAAGACGGTATTAAGTTACCCTATATTGTTACTATGGAGAAAGGTAGCGGCGCTATATTGGCTATCCGTAGAAACTGGGAACCGGATGATCCGTTGTTTCAGAAGCGTCAGCACTTCGTGCACTACGGGTACGTGCCGGGTTTTGGTTTTTATTGCTTCGGTCTTATTCATTTGGTCGGCGCTTTTGCTAAGTCCGGAACTAGTCTTATTCGCCAACTGGTGGATGCTGGAACCCTTAGTAACTTGCCAGGTGGATTTAAAGCACGTGGATTGCGAGTTAAAGGGGACGATACACCTATTGCGCCGGGCGAGTTCAGGGACGTAGACGTTCCAAGCGGCTCAATCAAAGACAACTTGATGACGCTCCCATATAAAGAGCCAAGCCAAACGCTATATAACTTGCTAAATACGATTGTTGAAGAAGGCCGTCGTTTTGCTAATACTGCTGACCTGCAGATTAGCGATATGAGTGCGAATGCGCCTGTGGGTACTACCTTGGCAATCTTAGAACGTACGCTTAAAACTATGTCGGCAATTCAAGCACGTGTCCATTACTCCATGAAGCAGGAGTTGGGACTGCTGAAAAAGATTATTGCCGCCTATACGCCAGAGGACTATGACTATGAGCCAGAAGAGGGAAGCCGTAAGGCCAAGAAGTCGGACTACGATAACGTTGATGTTATCCCGGTCTCGGATCCGAATGCATCTACGATGGCGCAGAAGATTGTACAGTACCAAGCAGTTCTCCAGTTGGCTCAACAATCACCGCAGCTCTATAACATGCCGCTCTTACATCGGCAAATGCTTGACGTCCTCGGTATCAAGAATGCGCAGAAACTTATCCCGATGGAAGATGACCAACGGCCTACCGATCCGGTAACTGAGAATCAGAACATTCTGAAGATGAAGCCAGTCAAGGCGTTTATTGAGCAGGATCATCAAGCGCATATCACGTCTCATATGGCGGTAATGCAGGACCCACATATTATTCAGTTGTTGCAAAACAATCCAATGGCTCAAGCGCTGCAAGCAGCAATGATGGCGCATATTAATGAACACCTTGGGTTTGAGTACCGCAAGCAGATTGAAGCTACTATGGGAATGCCGTTGCCTCCAGAGCCAAGAGACGATG